TATGGTAAAAACTTTGGCGTTAGTGATAACAAAGATGTAAAAGAAAAAATGTGGAAAGAATATGCCACTGGTTTTGAAATTAAAACTATGAAAAAGTTTATTAAAGTTATAAACGATCACAGCGTAAAAGCTTTTATTGTAATGAAAGACTTTAAACATTTTAAAATGGGTGATATTTTAAAACCTGCTGGGTGGAAAGCACCTGCTCTTAATCAAGCTAGAGGTAATGTATTAACAGGTAATTATAATATTCAATGGACTGGTCCATTGTATTTAAAGTAGAAAGGACAACTATGAGTAAACTTAAATTTAACGATATGTCAAAAATTTTAGAATGGATTAAAGAACCTAGTCATTTTGGTTATTTAAACATTTTAGAACAGGCAATTAAAAGTACAAAATCCGATCAGTTTAGAATCGGTACAAAAGTTTCTTTTGGCAGACCTAATGGTATGAAGCGTATGGGTATCATTGAGAAGTTAGGTAATGTCAAGGCAGTTGTAAGTGTCAACGGTGCTAAGTGGAGAGTACCTTTTGATCTTATGAACGTTGTAACTGCTTAATACAAAATAAGGCTACTCCTTTTGTTTTCCCACCGAGGCTAGAGACCTCGGTGGGTTTTTCTTTATATGCTCTGTAATCTTTTATCTTTAGTAAAAAGATTTGTTTTGCTTCTTGGTCTAGCAATACTATCTTTACTTCTTTTTCTTAATTGAGCTCTTGTAGAAATTTGTTTACTAATCTCTTTTCTTTGAGCTCGTAGGTCTTTTACTAAGTCCATACATACTCCTTTTAAAAGAGCGTTTCTTCAACCTTTGTGGTTTACTTCCGTCCGTTTCAGGATAAACGATTATAATTATTTATCAAAATTTAAGTTAAGTAAATGTCTAAAGTTATGTGTGATTGGTGCTTGACCTGTATGTATTATATCGCCATCAAATATAATTAATCTATTTCTTTTAGGTGTAACAACTTTATCAATTGTTAATAAATCAATATCAGTAGGTATCATTGTACCTTCATTTTGTCTTTCTTTAAAAAATATAGTATCGCCTGAACTATCGTTTATGTAATAGATTGCTGATTTAAAGTTTTCACTGGCGCCATCATAACCTTTTCTAAAGTCTGTATGAGGTGAATATGTTTTTGTAAAGCCATTTTGCCAAACAGTTTTATCTGCTCGAACTCTTAATATCTTAGGTAGATTTACTTTTTCTTGTATTTTAGAAATAACTGGTTCTACGGCAGGAAGATGTTCAGTAGTAGTAAACTTATTATCAATAACAAAAACATGGTAAAAACCATAATTACCAAGACCTTCGTTTTCTTTAATTGATATATTATCTATAAAATACCATGGTAGTTTATTTTCAAAATAGTGTTCTACCTTGGCACTTAATTTATCATCTAAAAAATTATCTATTACTTCTATCACAAAGTTATTTATTACACTTTTTATTAAACGCTTAGAGTTTAGACTCGCCGATTTTTTATATTAAATTAAACACTAAAACTCTCACCACACCCACAACTACTTTTCGCCATAGGATTAGATATAACAAACTCACTCTTAAAACTATCTTCTACCCAATCTAACGTAGTACCCATTAAGTATAACTCAAACATACGATCTACCACTAATATATCTTTTAATATCATATCGTCTCTTGTATCGTTATTATCAAATGACCACTCATATTCATACCCAGCACAACCACCACCTTTAACTGATAAACGTACATACTTTGATTTGTTATTTTCTGCTAAGTATGACAGTCTGTCTATTGCGTTATCTGTAAGTTTAATCATTTTGTGCCCTTCTTAGAGTAGGGTCTCTAAGCTCTTCTTGGAGCGTTCTACACCCACTATGTATAATAAACAGGATTCCTAAACATAAGTAGTGTTAAAAGAAATTGATATACGTTTACTATCTCTTTTACTGTTAGGTGATACATAGTGCCGTAAATAAGCAGGGAAGATGTATAGCGTACTTGTTTGACTGTTTAAATGCCATTGCTCACTGTTCATATGATTGTAAGCATATCTATGATGAAAGCCAGCCCAACTTATCTTGTCAGCAGGATTTACAAAGTTAATAGGACCTTGATCTATTGTAGCATTAACGTAATAGACGCCAGATAACACACTACCAGGATGTTCATGTAACATGTTAAAGTCTTTAAAGTTATTGACGTTTGCCCAACTAGAACTAATCTTCATTTGTGGTAAACATAACTGCTTAGCGTATTTGTCTATTTCTACTTGTAATGCTGTGTGTAAAGAAGTTACACAAGGTATAGTATCTGACAACGTATTAGACTTCCACCCCCATGTAGAACCTTCATCACTTTGTTGAGACTGTTCTAAGTATAATATATGTTTTGCTAACGAATCATTATCTACTTCAATCTTACTGCCCCATATAGAGACCTCAAATAATTTAAGTAATTCACTCATATTAATATATATACGACCACTAAAAACCCTATATTTACTTAGTGAAAAATAATAAGATTTATTTCACTAGATTAATACGCCATAGTATGATAGACTATACACATATTAAACAAACAAAAGGATATAATATGACGTATGATAAACTAAGTAAAGAAGTAAAGAAACTATTAGATAGTACCGAAGAAAAGATGTATGATCTAATACACAACTATAACGAGAACAATGAAGATGAAGAAATTGATACTGTTGATATTCACCATTTGTTTTCTCCTCTATCTGATTATATAGAAGACTATTCACAATAGAAAAATATCCAAGAAAAAATTTTGTATATCAAGTCCGAGTTATTTTACCAGATATAGACTAGTAAAAAGTATAGGTAGCCTGCTAGTATCAATTACTAGTTATATCACTTTATAGATTAGAGGTCGTGCTCAGATATATAAGTCGAAAAGTCTCTACGGATTTAGGTCGATTGTAGAACCTCTGTGTATTACGGCGGCTGTTGTATTTGATGTCTTAGTACCTTCAACTGTTTCAAGTACGTTACCTTGTACACTCGTTGTCATGTTGCCAGCTACTTTGAGGTTGTAGTCGCCGCCAGCGTTGACGTTAATCTTTCCATCAACAGTTACTAAATTAATATCGCCCTTATCTACTTGTATATTAATATTAGCATTTTCACCAATTTGTATATCGTAGTGATTATCCTCGGCGCCGTCTTTGTTTATGAATAACTTATGACGACCATTGATTGTTGTATCGCTGGCGCCTTGAATATATGCTTGACTTTTACTCGAAACAAATGTATAATGTTCGTTCTTAATAATATCGGTTCTAGTGCCAGTTGAATCTATTTCATAACTAGTACCAGTACGATGGCGTTCATGTATTCTTTCTGAGCCAGCCGTATCGTCATATTCTCTTATATGACCACTCTCTGTTTCATAGACTTTGTTATAAGGATAAGTTGTATTGTAAGGTATAGACGGCTGGCTAAATAGGTCGCCATTAGATCCATCAATATCGCTATCATCAGCAGCCTTTATAGGATTAAAATCTGCCGTGGCTACATCTATTATACGAGTATTACGTCTAAGAGTCAAGGACAAATGTGGTGACAATTCTGTCGCACCTGTACTATCTTTTAGATTAACAGCCAGTCTATTAGTATCTACTTCATCCTTGTACTTAGGGTAAGTTCCGTCTGGATCGTAGAAGCCAGCCGACTGTGCAAGTTCATGTGGTCTGCCAGGTAGGCTACCCAATACCAAAGGTTCCTGGGCATCCGTGCCATCCCTAAAGTATCCATAGACCCAGCTACCATTTACCAACGCCGAAGGACTATCGCCAAGACCTGAGATGCCTGCAGACGTAACAGGAAGGCTGACCTGCGCCCAAGGTAAGTCCTTGGTAGGTAAGATAATGTTGTTAGACGTATGAAAGCCTAGACAACGGACCTTGACACGACCTAGATATTCAGGATCTAGTCTGTCTTCAACAACGCCGTTGAACCATATAAAGTTATTATAACCTAAAAAATTTTCGTTCATCTTTATTCCGACCGCCTTAAATGTTTTGTTTTAATCCACTCAACATACGCTATTTTTGACTATTTTCGCCATGTGTACGCTGACTGGTCTCCTCTTGTTTACCCTTAAGTTTTCCCTTAATTGTCTTACTTATTGTCTGCGCTAGATGACGTTTATCTCTCTGTAACTCATCTAAGACGGCTCTACGCCCCTTAAAGAAGTACAAATACTTATATCTTATCACAGCATCCTCACAGGCAACCTGAGTGTGTTTTAATGATTTTCTTATCTTTGACAATACATTTCTCATTGTCTCTTTCATATACATTGATTGTAGGTCTATCATATTTTATGGTCTCTTTCTCAGTTCTCTCTGAGGATAGCCAGCCCTTATAAATCGGCGGGCTTAACTCAAAGCATTAACTCTTAAATAAATTGTTATCCTCTGTATTTTGTAATAGTGCTTCATCTATCTTAGATTTTACTATATTTAAATTATCTTTTAGTGTATGTCTATCTGTAAATGTATCTAGTTGTTCAGCAGGGTAAGGGTTTCTTACTGTATCTTTAATACATTCAATATTCATTATATGCTTGTCTCTGCCTACGTTAAACGTGTGTCTAATACTTTCTACTAGATAACGACCAGACATATAAGGATCAATCTCTAATGGGTCTTTTTTGTCCGATGGTTCATAACTAGGCATTTCATATGCGATTAGATCACCACACGACAAACCAGTAAAACCTGGCACTGTCATTGCGATCTTCATAGTATCAAACATTGATTTCTGCGATAGTGATTTTTGTAGTATATTTTCACTATTTGGCAATTCTGTTGTGTTATGTACTTTTTTTGTTTCTGATTGATAATACAATGTACCTTCAGCGTGATCTGATAAGAACTTGTTATTTTCAAAAGGAAATAGTGGTGTCGCAAACTTATTATATGTTTTAGCACCTTTGCCATCGTGTTCAGTGTGAAACGATTTCTCAAACGAATTATGATAGTCAAAATCTACTTCTTTAAACTTCTTTTCAAATAAATCATGTGTAACTAGACGACTCGCATATACACCGTTTCTTAAACTTTTTAGTGTGTCGTACTGCGATATAACTTTTACGTCTTCAGCAATTTGCATTAATTCTATGATGTTTTTATCTGCGCCCATGTTAGTAGGTTTAGATACAAATTTTGCGACCACTGGTCTAGCAACTGTGTTACCTATCGCTAGCATTGATTCTATTGATTGATAGACATAACCATACGCTGTTTCATAAAAATACATTGACGCATTATCATATTTTAATGATTGACTGTTTTTAGATAAGTAGTCTATAAATTTAAAAGGTCTTTGTCTCGGGCATACAACCTTATGTAAACCTTTTGTTTCTTCTATTGTCAACATTTTTTTAGAGTTTAAATAGTTTTGATTTCTTAACAGTTCTATTATAACGTTATCAAATGTTGTATCAAATGCCTGTGAACATCTTACTTGTTCGTTTTTAATCATTTCTTTAGATGTAAAAAACAATGTGTACGCTTGAGTTCTAGGATTTGTTTCTACTCTATTTGCGATCTTGTAAACATACATAGGGTGACCACTTTTTTCACTAAAGTTAAAACCTCTATTACTTGATGGCGTAAAAAATGTAAATTCTATTCGTTCAAATCCCGTAAGTGGTAAATGATTAGCTACGTTCAACGAATCAACAAGTGTTATATCACCTGATAGACATTTATTGTTTATTGATTCATATATGTTTATTTCAACAATACTATCTCTAACTGATATTTTTTTAGGTGTTGAACCGTCTATTGCTTGATATGAGATTAAGGTAACATCTGATAAGATGTAATCTCCTGCTTTTCTAAGGATACTAGGATTGATAGACTGATACATAATAATTACTTACTAACTAAATTTTCAAACTCTTCTATAAACGCTGATAGATATGCTGGGTCTAAAAGTTTTATACTTCTTTTCTTATCTTGTTCTCTTTCTTCATACTCTCTGTTAGAAACTGATTGTGCGCCAACAGTTGTGCTGTTAACCTCTATCTTATGACTAAAATCATCAGGACCAAAACCTGATTGAGGACCACTTGTTTGTGTTAGTTCATAATGATGTATACCATCTGGATTAGCGTACTTTTTTGTAATATATGTTTCAAAGTCAGAATGAGACAACGGCCAGCCATAGTACACGTCTGTTACGTTATTTGTTAATAATATAACCCAATGTAATTCTGTATCGCCAAAATGTTTAAATGCTGTTACCTCTGGTCTTTCACCAGGTGGCACATCATACTTGTCATATAAACTTGCTTCATCTATAATTTTTTCACGCATTTTGACTCGTGTGAACAAATCAGTTGCGAGTTTTCTTACACCGTCGCCGTTTATATCATAACCACCTTTTTTAAATTTACTAAAATACATATTAGAAACCTTGTGCTATAGTTTGTTTTGTCATTATTTCTGTTTCAACAAATGATAACTCCATATCAAATATTACAGGTGCCGCCCCTCTATCATCTGCTTTAAATGTAGATACAACACCATCAGGCGCATAATTAACTTTCATATTTTGTAGAACACATCTACTAATTTTAGGAAACCAAGCATTAACGCCTTCTCTGTACATGTATGTAATTTGAAACTCAGATGGCACAATAAAATATCTATTAGGCGCAATCTCTGGATGCATATGATATTTAAATAATTCTATTATCTTGTAGGCAGACTCTAACTCACTTTTATTTCTAGGAGCAAATTCAAATTTAAAATTAAATGGTCTAAAACCTACGTCTTTGAAAACTTGTTCTTTCTTAGGATTTTTAGCAATTGCTTTTGATTTATCTAATACAGCTCTTAACCCACCAGCACCTAAAGCACCTGCGATTGTGTCTGTTACACCTCTGACTATCTCACCTGTTGCTGTAGATAATCCTTCAACAACACTACTTAATCCTCTTTCAAATAAAAAACCAGCAAGACCTGATTCAATCATATCATAATTTACAGTATAGTTTTGTTCTAAACCTTGAGCAGGTGTGTATAATATTATTGAGTCTGATATTGTGCTGTGTGTAGGTCTTGTACTAGATATGCCACTTGATACACTTCTTAATCTAGCTTGACCACCTAAACCTGATAGTGATTTTGATGATTCAATTCTGTTTTTATTACCAAACTTAAAATGTTTTTTTGATATAGTGTTAGGTAATTTTTCTTTAAAGTTACCCTTATGTTCTTCACCTAATAATGATTCTTGTAGTTGACCGTCAGCAATTGCTGTATCAAATTTACCACTATCAACAACCACTATATCAAAAATCATATAGTGCCCTTCACCTAATTGACTTGTAGTTTCTGGATAATAAACTTGTCCGTACTCATACGGATTTACGTTCATATGACCAGTCTGAGGTGGTACGTTTGCGTTTTCTATTTCTAATGGCGATTTGTTAATTAGTCTCTTTGCCAGTTTAGCATATTGTGGTTGACTCATCTTATTGTTTGGCATACTATTACCTAGTGCCCCACCCAATAGATTACCTGCTAAAGACTTGACTAAACTACTTACTTTAAATGGCATAAATATCCTTATTAATAGTAATATTTATACAGTATGGGCAAGTCTTACAAAGGAATTTACAGACCAAATAATCCTAACAAATATGTAGGTGATCCTAATAGGATTGTATATAGATCATTGTTAGAGAGACGTTTTATGGTATATTGTGATCGTAATGAAGATATAATACATTGGGCAAGTGAAGAAGTAGCTATTAAATATTATAGTCCATTAGATAGAAAAATACATAGATACTTTCCTGACTTTATTGTAAAGACAGTTAAAGATCAAAAATACATAATTGAGATTAAACCATACAAGCAATGTTTTCAACCTAAGGCACCTAAAAAGAAAACTAAAGCATTTATGAGAGAGAGTTTTGAATATATCAAAAATCAAGCAAAGTGGAAAGCAGCAAAAGAGTACGCCAAAGACAAGGGTTTTGAGTTTAAAATAATAACTGAAAAAGAGTTAGGTATCTACAATTAGATATAAATATAAGAGTAATGGCAAGTATATTTGACAAAATAGTTGATAAACAAGGTGGTGCTCGTAAGTCTGCTAGTTGGTATAGAAATGCTATCAATCAGATAGCAACACCTATAACAGCGAAAAGATTAATGAGAGAAAAGAAATTGATAGGTAGACCTAGTGCTGGTAGACTTAACATGTTTTTCTATGATCCTAAATTTAAAGAAACATTACCTTTGTATGATACTTTTCCTCTTGTACTGCCATTAGAACCAATTAAAGGTGGTTTTATAGGTATGAATTTTCATTATCTACCACCTATGGCAAGATTTAAAATGCTACAAAGATTACAAGCGTTTGCTTCAAATAATAAGTTTGATCAATCAACAAGATTAGATGTATCATATGATGATATTAAAAACAGTAGATTATTTAAACCTACAATTAAAAAATATTTGTATGGTTACACTCGTTCTAATTTTTTAAGAATAGATTCAGACGAGGCTGCTATATCAATTATGTTACCTGTACAACAGTTCAAAAAAGGGAGACCATACTAATGGCAATATTAAGAGGCGGTAGACGTATCGGTGGTTTTGATGTTAGACTAGGTTTACCTAGAGATAGATCACTTGATAATGTTTATGGCGACGCTAGACTAAGACAAAAACCAGGTACAAATCCAGAAACTACAATTGGTCGTTTTCAATCAATGGTTAATGAAGGAGAAGGTTTAGCAAGAAAAGCAAGATACTATGTAGAGTTTGTTTTACCTGAAAAAGGTTTAATA